ACAACATAATCAAAGATTCCTCTCTTCGCCTGAATATCGCGTAAGAATGGTTCAACGATATTTACGAAGTTGGTTCTTGTGATTTCATCGTTAAACTCGAAGAGTTGATCTTTTGCTGCCGCAGAAATTGCATTTTCAAGATAGATAAACAGTCTGCGAACGTTAATGCGATCAAATGCAGATGCTTTTGCAAGTGCAGTTTTATCACCAAAGAGAACAATACCAGATCCAGGCGAGAAAATTACTGGATTGATTCTATTGCTATAGAGGCGATCTCTCTGAGTCTTCGATGGGTTATATGCAAGTTTAACTGCATTGAGGATTGATCCTCTTGTAGTTCCTGCAGGTGAGAACCATGCAAAGTTATTAATATCATTTCTTGCACACGTTCCAGCAAGATCCCCATTTAGAGGAACATATCTGAATACATTATTAAATCTATCATACATGTACTTATAACCAGTGTCAAACACCGCATAAGATGATGATGTAATTGGTGAATAGAATGAAATCACATTATCGGTGATATCAGCATCGGAGTTAACAGTAACTGCTGTTTGTGATGAAGTATCAGTTAAAGCAGCACCTCTATATGGTGAAATAAACGCTAGACAATCTTTTCTTACTTCAGCAACGGAAATCAGTTTGTTTGCTAATGCTTGGGCATTTTCTTTCGAATATGCTGCAGAACCCATCAGTAAGAAATCTACCTTATAGTTATCAGTATTTTCAAATAGAGCATATCCATTTGAAAGGTTTCCGATTGGAGCAGTTAAAGATCCAGCAGTTGTGATTCCAGTTTGGCCATTATAGTTTAGACCACCAAGTAGTTTCAGTGTGCTAGCACCATGGCATCCGAAAGAAACACCAGAAGCATTTTGATCCCAACCAGTATCTGATGCAAGGCTTAAAGTTGTAGCACCAACACTTGCTGCACTGAAAGAGCAAGTTGTAACACCACCAACAGCAGCGTGTGGTTGTGATCCAGCGAATAGATAATTTGAGTTAACCTCTAGATACTTTCTCCAGTAAGAAGGACTTCCTGTTGAGAATTCAGCATCCTTTGCTTTAGATAGGCTAAGGTGTTTTTCTAGGATAGTTCCAGCGTTTCCACTGATTTTTCCTTTGTCATCAATAACAACAACGTGAACTTCATCAAATCTACCACCTCTTGCTGCAGCAAATGCGGAAGTTCCAGGTGCATCTGCAATTGTATTCCAAGCAATTGTGGTGCTATTTGATAGTGTGATCGATTGTTGATTGAACCAATCGAGAGTTCCAGTTGGTGTTGCAGTAGATGCACCTGATAATGTATTACCAACACCAATTGCAAGACCGCTTCTAAAGCGATATGTTCCAGATTCTTGGTAATCAACTGCAGTTTCTGTTCCTGCAGCAGATACTCTTGCAAGAAGTTTAACGCCAATGCTACCAGCATTAACTTGAGTAATAACTCCTTTTAGATAACCATCAAGTTGGCTTGTAGTTCCAATACCAATATTTGCTAATCCAGCAGCAGTTTGAGTAACACCCAATCCAACTGCATATCCTGTTGTAGTAACTCCAGTTAGAAGTTGATCTACTTCTGCATCAATAATTGCTACTACAAGATCATTTGCCCAACCACCAGGGTTTTTTGCAGCAAATAGGAAATTGCTATTGGTATTTTCATCATATCCAAGTTGAACATAATGCTCTTGGCTCTTAATTTTAACGCTACTTCCAGCGCCAACAAAAGCATTTCTTAAATCATCATCATCTGATCTTACAACTCTTAACTGACCGCCATATGCAAGATAAGATGATGCAACCATCCAACTCTCATAGTGCTTATCCGTAGCATATGGAGTTCCAAAAACGTCTAGTAAACCTTGCTCGTTTGAAACCAGTGTTGGTAGTTCTACAGGTCCTTGTGCAAATGGAGCTACAATACCCGCAATCTTGTCAGATACGGCATCTACTCTACCTGCGGTTAAGTCAACTTCTCTAACAACGATTCCAGGAGATGCTAAATTGAGTGGCATCTTTACTTCTCCGAATCCAAATTAATCTGAAATTATTTATGAAAAAGGTTACTTTCAACGGGGAAACGATGCGTGAACGTTTACCAATCGGGATATTGCCACTCAGTATTCAAAATTTTCTTCTTCCTATCTTTTTGAATTCTATCTATTGTGCAATTTTTACACTCGTAAGAATACGCAGATGGGAATGCTCCTTTATTTTTACGAGTTAGATAAAAATCATTCATTAAATTTTTTACCTTTCCACAAACACGACATTTTCTATCAAAAAATAATATATGCTCCAACTCCATTTGATCATCAAAATCAAATTCCATTATCTGTAATCCCACATATAAGATCTATCCCCATATTCATCAACGTTCCAAATTTCCATTGTTTCAATTTCCTCTTTGCTTTTGCAAATAACCATTTGTCACCAGTAGCAACATCAACAGTTATTTCTTCAGTATCCTCAAATCCATCTGAGATAAATCCAAAAGGTGACATATCCTGTTCTATTTGATTTTTTTGCTCATCATAAATTCTCTTACGGACATCATTATCCGTCATTTCTTTAAAGTATTGCTGAGCAACTAACCAAGAGAAAATAACAAGACACATTGCAAGGTCATCGTTACATCCTTCTTCTGCCATAAAAGTATTATGGCGTTGAGTAAATGTAGTTAGCTCGCTAATAATATCATAGTCATTAACTACAAGTTTATCATCCTCAATCAAAGTTCTTAAATTAGAGCATCCTAATTTTTTAACAGCAGATGTCATGCGGACACCAAGTTGAGATTTTTTACCACTAAATCCAGATCCAACAATTTGACCTGCACGACCTCTCATTGCACACATCAAAACATTATCATATTCAAGATCAAAGTGAAGAATATTTGCTACCTGATCTCCAATGTCATTAACTTCAATCAAAACCCAAGAATCATTATATGCTTTTGCAATTTGGTGAATAATTGCTGGGAATAGCATTGGTTTTATTTCATTGTTTTTGTATTTTGCAACTGCTCTATATGGAAAGTTTGTAATATCAAAAACTATGAATGCAGAATAATCACTACCAACTCCACGAGCAACGTCAACTGTAATGAGATAATTATGCTCCTCAATTGGATTCAAATAAACATCTAATCCTTTATTCCTTTTTATTGGATCATCATAAACGAGAGTTCTAAGTTTAGCTGGGTTGATCAGTGTATCGACTGATCCCAGAAACTCACACTCAAACTCAACACGGAACTGTTGTTCTGATGTGTTTGCAATGGTTTGTGCTTTCCACTTATCATCTCTTCCTGGAACTTCAGACCAGTGAACTTCTGTTGGGACATATTCATTTTTATCTCTTTCCGCATCATGCCACATGCGGTAGAAATGATTCATTCCACGTGGCGTGGAAACTATGATGACCTTTGTGCTTTGACCAGAAGAAATAGTAGGATAAACAGAGGCAAAGAAGTCGTCAGCAATGTGATTCGGGATGAAAGCGAATTCGTCCAAAAAGATGATATTATACGATCCGCCTCTGACAGCAGATGAAGATGTAGAGTTTGCTGAAATTTTGGATCCATTTTCGAGTTCTAGAGAACCTTTATTCCAAGATAAAATACCTTGTTGCATCCACTTTGGCAAGTTCTCATAAGCAAGTTGTAATCTTTGGAGAAGATCTCTTGCAGTAGATGCTTTGTTCGCCAATATAGCTATATTAACGTTATCGTTAAAGATGGCATAATGTAACAAATACGAAACACAAGTTGTTGATTTACCTGTCTGGCGAGGCATCTTACAGATATTAAATCTGTGATTGTGGAAGTTTTTGATCAACTTCTCTTGAAATGGATACATCTTAAAAGGTTGTAATCCATGATCAAGAGTTACAATCTTTATATAGTTTTTTGCAAAGTAAACAGGATCACTTTTGCATTTTACAAATTCTAGAATATTTTCTTCCGTAAACTCAATAGGCGTGTTTGCCCTCTTGAGGTTCGGATTACCTAAGTAAACATCATCAGACATAATTAATTACCTTTGTTCCAACCAGTTAATAACTGCAAGTGCTGCCTTGTTAGCGTTAGGTGATGCACATACAAGAGTGTAAATA